TGTTCCTACTTTGTAAGCTGTTGTTGTAGGAGCAACTTCATTACCTGTGCTGTTGTCTCTGTTTAATGAATGGTTAAATCTAGCATCAGATTCCCCATTAGCTTCAAAGTTACAAGAAGCTAATATAACGTAATTAATGTCACCCATAGCATTTTGCATTGTTACAGTATATTCTCCTGCTGCATCATCACTAATACTAGATAAATTAAAAGATTTTACTACTGAGTCTGAAATATGATTATAGTGTACATAGTGTTTAAAACTACCATTCACAACATAATCTGTATCCAAAGACTTAGCTGTTCCTGTTATCTGTCCACTTGTTGATAATGTATCAAATGCTATTGTTCCGTTTGCCATTATGCTAAATCTCCTGCTATAGATGCCATACCCATAGAGTTTGTTATATTCCCATCATGAAAATATGTTTCCATTCTTACTTGTGCTGATGTTTGTGTTCCTGTATCTAAACACCCCATAGTTTGAGTATGACCAGTAACATGAAGGACATAATTAGCACTTGCCATATTATTATCTACGTTTATCATTACTTGACCATTACCATTATCAACTACTGTTGATACATTGTGTGAATCTCCTGCTGTTATGTTCTCACCATTGCTTGTAGATGGTGCGGCATACATAACCCAAGCCTTTATTAACCCTTGTTGAATACTTGTATGTGCAGTTCCTTCACCTCTAATAGTCAATGAGTTTGCACTTGCACTAACTACAGGTGTTGAGCCAATGGTTAAGTTTGTTGAAGTAGACTTACCTGTAATTGTATCTACTGCTAATGTACTCATGCTAAGTCTCCTGCAAACATAAACATATGTCCATATCCATCTGCTGCTGACCTGTTATCTGTAGCAGTAACATAATTAACTTCTACATCTGTAGCAGAAGTTGTGTTTGTACCATAGGTTAAATCCATACCAAATATTGCTGTTGATGCACCTCCATCATTAGCTGCTGCTGTCATTATATAATTTGCAGTAGCAAAATTTGATGCCCAATGAAAACCAAAATCACCCGGTCCATCATCATCAACAAGACTAATGTTTAGGTTATTTGATTCTGTGTTATCCCCTAATGAATTTAAATGTAACGTGGCTTTTAACATACCTTGTTGCAGTGTAGTTGTAACTGCACCTGTTTGGATGGCTATTGAATCTGCTGTGCTTACACCCTTTAATTTATCAATAGCTATCTCTGATGCACCACTACGAGTTAGATATGTATCTACTTTTATTGTACTCATAATACTACCAACCTTCCACCACTATTTATAGTTAATGTAACACTACTATTAACTGTAAGGTCTCCTGTAACATTTGCATTCTCTGTGGCAAGTATTGTTGTATCAGTAGTTAAACCTTGTGCGTTAAGTCTAAACATACCACCAGTCTTGAAGTTACCTTTGTTCTCTGCTGCAGGTGTTACATTTCCTGCCGCTAATCCGAGAAAATATACGAAGACATTACCTGTTCCTGCAGGAGGGATTTCACCTGAAGCAAAAGTAAGAGTAAACCCATCAGGTACAGTGTACTTAGAACTGTCTTGCACAACACCATCTACTGATACAATTATTGATTGCACATTAGATATTGTTCTTCCTAAATTAAATTCGTCTTCTGAACCTGTACCATTAAATCTTACAACTGCAGGTAAAGATTGAAAGTTGGCAGGTACGTCATTTCCTATGTATGCCATACTATCTCCTACTCGCTAATTGTATCTACTGCCGAAACGATTGCATCAACAGAGCTTGCCGCACTTGCTATAGCATATAAAACATCGCCATTTTTTATAACAATCTTTGAACCTGAGTCAATTAATTCTAAACTGCCTCCAACTGGAATTGGAGCACTTTTAACTAAGTAATAATCTGTGGATGAATTTCTTATGTAAACATCCACTGTAACTTGTGCAGTAGATACATTCGCCAGTCTTATACTAATAAGTGCATCATAATTACCACCAGTCCATAACAAACCATTTGTATCATGGTGACTTGTTGGTAAGTCATCTTGAAATTGATTTCTAAAATCTTGTGCCATTTCTTTTTCCTTTTATATAATTATACTCGGTATTGCTTATTTTGTCAAGTAAAATCTAATTATAATGCTATTGCCATAGCTGTAGCAAAACCTTTTGATGCAGAACTTCCTGCTGCATATGTTTTTATATCTGAGGCAGGTATCTGTTTAGTGGTTGTTCCATCAATTACTATGAACCCATCTGCATCAGCTATTGTAATAGATGATGTTGATTTTGCTGAACCATCTAATAAATTTAATTCAGCAGCAGTTGAACCAATAGAAGTTCCTGCTATCTGTAATGTAGTAGCATTTACTTCGCCACTAGAGCCATATATAACTGCTTTGCTATTTACTATTGTACCTGCAGACGAACCATCAACTAAGTTTAGTTCTGTTGAAGTTGAGTCTACTTCAGCTAATTTTGTAAAGTCAGCCTGTACTAATCCTGATACACCATCTAGTAAATTTAATTCTGTTGCAGTAGATGTTAACGCTACATCCTCATTTATCTTTGGACTTGTTAATGTTTTATTTGTTAGTGTGTCTGTGGTATCTGTTCCTATAAGAGTAGTTGTTGCTGTAGGGAAACTAATTAACGCTTCAGAGTGATTTATCTTATTAGAGCCAATAACGACTGCATGGTTACCCATGTATCCATGATTAGAACACTGGTAGTATAATATACTTGGTGTGTCTTCATCTACGTCAATCTGTGTATACGCTCCACTACTTCCGGGTGTTCCGTTAGTTGTTACACCTGTTGTAAAAGCAGTGGTTTTATCTGCATCTAAATAAAATCTTAAAGGATGTCCTGAGTTACTGCTATCTGATTGGTCAAATCTGTAGTAGTATCCTGAATCTGATGTTACATTATCTACACCATGTAGAGTAAGAGCAGGAGATTCTATACCATTGATATAATATTTATTGCTACTACCATCTCCTTGATATACATGATTACCACTTTGAGTAGCAACAGTTACCTTTAATACAATAGGAGTTGAGGAACTACCATATGCTCCACTAACAACATTACCATCTAAAACAACATTACCTGTTCCTTTTGATGCTACATTAAAGTCCACGTTTGTGTCACCACCTGTGGCTGTTATACTTGGTCCATTACCTGTTGCAGCGTTAGTAACATCAAACTGATTGACTGCAGAAGTAGTTGTTTGAAATATTATCTGCTCATTACCATTTTCATCTGCAATAAAGTGTGCATCGTCAATAAGTATGTTATGTGAGTTAGTATCTAAATCACCACCTAGTTGTGGTGTATCATCTCCACTTATATCAGATAGTCCACCAAGACTTGAAGATAAACTAGAAATAGTTATTTTACGTAATGCACTAGCAGAATTGTCATGCATTAATAATGTATCATTAGAACTGTCTATAGAAGTTTCTGCAGTCTGTCCTGTAATAACATTTGCATTTACCATTGCAGTTTCTACTGCACCATTTGCAATAGTGACTGCACCTGAAGAGGACAATGTAACATCACCTGATATTGCGACAGGGTTAAAGTTAGTATCGTCACCTACAAGAATATGACCTGCAGTATTCGTACCCATAGTGATATCATCACCTGTTACTGTTAAGTCACCTGTTACTGTTAAGTTTTGTGATACTGTTACGTTACCATTAGAAGCTATAGTTATAGCATCAGTATCAGAAGTATGTCCTATTGTTGTGCCATTAATTATAATGTTATCAACTGTAAGAGTAGTGAGTGTTCCTACAGAAGTAAGATTAGGCATTGCAGTTATTTCATCGTCAAAGTAAGCAGCTAAGTCTGTAACAGCAACTTGTTTCATAGTTCCTGCATCATTAAATACAACTCTATCTGCGTCTGCTACTGTAGTTGATGTTGCAGTAGTATCACCATCTATAATATTTATTTCTGCTGCAGTAGATGTAACACCATCAAGAATATTTAACTCTGCAGTTGTAGATGTAACACCATCAAGAATATTTAATTCTGTAGCAGTGGATGTAACACCATCTAAAATGTTTAGCTCTGCTGCAGTAGAAGTTACGTTAGTACCACCTATATCAAGTGTGGTTACAGATATTTCTCCTGCTACTGTTATTATACCATCTGCTAATGTTAATAAATCTGTGTCATCTGTGTGACCTATATTTGCACCATTGATATTTATATTATCAATTACTGCCTGTGTAATTGCACTGTTTGTACCTAGTGTAACACCATCTATAGTACCACCATTTATGTCAGCAGTATCAGCAACTAAACTATCTATATTAGCAGTGCCATCTAAATGTAAATCTTTAAACTCAAGACTACTTGTTCCCAAGTCAATATCGTTATCTGTAATTGGTACAATAGCACCATCTTGTATTCTTAATTGTTGTACAGCAGAAGAAGATACTTCTACATAAAATTCTAAGTGATTGTTTGTTGTGTCTACAAATATTTTGTTTAAAGAATCAGTATCTCTAAGAGTGGTTACAGGACCACCATCGGCTGCAGTGCCATCATGTGAGTGTCCTGTACTTGCTACGAAAGCTGCTAATAACTGATTAAACTCATCATTGGTATGAGCGGCAGTTATTATATCTCCGTCTGTATATGTAGATTGTCTAGTGTATCCTGCCATTTATCTTCTTGCTCCTACTTGATATTCTAGTCCAAAACCTCTTAATGCATAGGGTGCAGAAGTTCCATTATCATTGACTCTTAATGCTATAGTAAATCCTGAACCTTCAACTGACTGTCTAAGCAATGGTTCTGCCTGACCACCATACGTTGCAACTCCATACACAGCAGTTCCATACACGGCAGCCACATCTCCTGCAGACAATGAGTAAGCTGCAGGTCTTGGTGAATCAGGGTCTTCATAGTCATACCTTAATAATAAGTCTGCATTAATTGAAGACTCTGGTCTGTAACTAACAAGAACACGTTGCATATGTTTACGTATTCCTGCATCTCCAAACCCTAAATCAGGACTTCTATATTTACCATCAATAGAAGTTCCATCAAAATCGTTACCACTTTCTTGTTGGTAAACAAATCCATCAAATCCACCATGTATTATTGTTGTTCCACTTGTATCAACAAACGTAGATGTGGAAGAAGGTTTTATACCTTTTAACTTTGCAAACTCAAACTGTTGTCCTCTAAGAGAACATATAGCACCTTCAGTTATACTTTCAGGTGTAGCAGTTTTAGAAAAGAAAACTCTATACTGTGTTTTATTAGGTATAACAACAGAGGTAAAGTTTGTTGCAGTAGCTATGTTGTCATTAAATAATGGTTGAACAACAGTGCTTATAGTTCCTAATTCAACGTCACCAATTCTTGCAGTACCTGCAACTGTTCTTAATCCGTCAGGTGCTAGGAATATTAAGTCACCTGCAAATTCCTGTATAGTCTGTCCATTTACACATCCTATATCTCTTGTAACAGGTGTTACTGTAAAGTCTGCTTCTGAACTTCCTGACAATTTAAATATTCTATTTTCACAAAATATAAATAAGTCTTGTCTGAAAACTTTAAGACCTACGATAGTATCGTCAACTTTTATACTACCACCACCAATAGCAACATTAAAGTTATTTTCAATAAAGGGTACACTAAATACTACCTCTTGTTTATTAGCAGACATACCTGCATAAAACATATGGTCTTTAAATGCTGTAACAAACTTAGCACCTGCCACTGCAGGTGGAAATAAATCTAATACAAAATCTGCTACTGCGTGGTTTGCTGCTACACTACTATTTTGTGCTCTTGTTACACCTGTAAATGTAGTAGCTGTTTTACCTGTGTATGTAAATTGTTCATCATTTATAAGTAAAGAAGCTGTTGAACCACCTGCAGGTGTAGCAAACTGAGAGGTATCTTTTACTGTTATAGTATGACTACCACTACCTGTTAAAGTATCACCTGAACCAATAGCGACTAATAAGTTTGTTGCTGAACCTGTACCTGTACTTGAAGGGGCAACTGGTGATGCAGTAAATGATGTATTAAATATAGTTGGTGCATTATTACCATCTACAACTATAAACTTATCATTACCATCAAAGTTATATACTTGAAAATCATAAACACCTGCACTCGTTCTACTATTATCTATCTCTGTCCAAGAATTATTACCTGCAGTAGCAGTAAATATTTTTTGTCCTCTTGCGGCAACAATCTTGTCATTAAACTTCATAGACAATAATACTGCTTCTGTTGAAGCACTTGTTTGTGGAACTATATTTGTAACAAGTTTACTGAATCCATTTATTCGTCTATAACCACCTTGTATATCAGGCTCAAAGTTTTGTAACTCTAATGCCTCACCCGGTTGCATAGCAAATGTTGACTTGTTTAAAACTAGTCCACCCTGTAGTGGAAAGTTAACAGGTTGTACTTGAGAAGTATCAGGCATTTAGTTCACCCTAATGCTTAAATCTGCTGTGCTTGTATATCCTGTTTTAGGTATAAATGTAGACCTAATATATTCAAATCTATTGACAAGTAATGTTTGCATATTTTTTATACCTTGTTCAAATCTAGAAAAATTAAGTTGATACTGTCCTGTTTCACCTCTGTATTGATATACAAAAGCAGTTGCTCCATCTATTATAACTGCAGCAAATCTATCAGGTATAGTTGTTGTATCTGTTGCTGCAGACATATCAGATGGAAAAGAAAAGAAATCATATTTTAAACTAAAACCTTTTGTTGGAAAAGGGTATAATAAAAAGTTGTTGTCAGGTGTTCTTGATACGTATTGTGGCACACCACCTTGCTCAAACTGTGCTACTTGTGTATCATCACTATGAGCTGCGGCTGTTGTATCGTTTGCACCTCTTGTTGCACCTGTAAATGTAGTAGAAGACGTTCCTGTATAAGTTATCTGTTCGTTACCTATAAATATAGTTCCTGTGGAATCAAATCCTGTTGTACTATTAACAGTAACAGTTGTGGCAGAATCTGTCAAAGCACCATCTAAGTTTGTAGTTGTTATTTCATCTTCTTGTGTGATGTAACTATTTATGTATTCATTATAATTAAGAACATATAGTCTACCACCACTTGAACCTAAATCTGAATCCTTTACTAATCTAAATGTATTATAATCTACTGTCTTTGCATCTGTAGGTATTGTATATCTTACTGTTCCCGGAACTAGTGTTTCTGTTTTTGTAGAATGATTAAAAGGATATTGAAATTCTTTTTGATTAATATATCTAACAGATTCATTAATAGCATTCTGTGCCTGAGTCTGTATTCCTCTAGCAGTTGCAAAAGATGAAGAGGTTAATTGTACTTCATTTAATCTTGCTAATACTTTATTTGTTAATGTTAAAAAAGTTTCTGCCATAGTAATTCCTAAAAGTGTAGAGGAGCAAGTTGCCCTGCTCCCCTAGAAAAAGTTTAAGCTAACTGGTCTCTATCGACCTCATCAGGCTTATCATCTAAACCATGACCTGCTAAATCAATAACAGTGGCATACATTCTAAGTCTGCCTGTAGCTGGAGCAGCACCTGCAATCTTAGCA